TGGTCTTTGGAATACCACTAGAAGAATCAATTCAAAAAACCGTTGAATGGACATTAAAGCATCCAGAATGGTTGAATCTTTAAAATGACTTTATCCCTTATTGTTCCAGTACTAAATAACTTTAAGGTTTTTGCCGAGTTAATGGCTAGTGTAGACTATCCAATACAACCAATTATTTTAGATAATTGGGTGATAAATCGTGGAGTATCTGGTGCTTGGAACGAGGGGATGAAGAGATCATTACAATATGGCAACAATTATGCTATTATTTCTAATGATGATGCTTCTTTTACTCCAGGAGCAATTAAAGAGTTGTACGATACAATTAGATATACAAAGGCTGTAATTGTTTCTCCAAATCAAAATGGTAGAGATTTAAAAAATAGTTTTACTCTAGAGAATAACGCAGATTTTTTCTGTTTTATTGTAGATATCAATCAATTAGTAGAAAATGTTGGCTGGTTTGACGAGAATTTCTTTCCAGCATATTTTGAAGATAATGATATGCATAGAAGAATTAGGTTAGCTGGACTAAAAAATTATATAAGAAAAGATGTTCAAGTCAATCATGTTGGTTCAGCGACCCAATTTTTCGATCCAGATAATCCAGTCGTAGATGATTGGAAATGGGATAGAGTTCAGGGGTATTATATATCTAAATGGGGCGGGATGCCAGACAAAGAAACCTATTCCCACCCATTTAATAATAAAAACAATGATTTAAAGTATTGGGAGAAAAAATGACAACAAAGAAACAACTTGAAGATTTATATACTTCAGCAAAAAATGCTCCAGCAGGTGATCTTATTTTAGATGCATCAGTTGAAGTAATTGATTTGCTTATTCGCAAAAACATTTCATACGGAAATTCAGCATTGTACCCAAATGGTATATTTGCCAAAGGTGATGCGGTGGAACAATTATCTGCCCGCCTAGATGATAAATTAAATAGAGTTAAAAATAACGAGTCATTTGAAAATGAGGGCATGTTAGATGCCATTGATGATATTATCGGATATCTAGTTTTGCTAAAAATTGCACTACAAAATAAGCAAAAATAGTGTATAATATATATAACAAAAGGATTTAATATGCCAAATTATGATTACAAATGCTTGACTTGCGAGAAAGATTTTGCTAGAATAGTATCTATTGACGAACGAGATAACCAAACATGCGAAGAATGTGATAAGCCTGTCGAAAGACAAATTACATTTGGCGGTATGGTTTGGGCACCAACAGCGGGAGGCTGGAGATAATGGCAAAGAAAAAAGAAACACCACTCAATATAAATCCAAAATGGGCTGTAACATACTCATACCAACATGGTAAAGACCTAATTGAACCAGGAGATCCAATTAGAATTAAATTTGTTCGTGGAACTTTTAAGTTTTTAAGACATATACGCCATATTGAAAAAGGTGTTTCCTGGATTGATTGTACAGGACCAGAAGGTTATAAATCTTTTTATGTAGAAGAGCTTAAAGGCAAAGTCAAGCCTAAAAAGTTTAGGAGAAAGAAAAATGTCGTCTGATATTGAAGTAGCCGACCATTTTGATCAAATGAATCGTGTGGTTGAAGAAATGCTTAAGGGAAATAGCCCAACTCAGATTGCTAGAGAGTTGGGAATTAAGCGAGCTGAGGTATTAGATCATTTAGAAACCTGGAAGGGCTTGGTTAAAGGCGATAACTCTATTAGAGAAAGAGCAAAGGAAGCCCTAGCAGCAACAGACCAACATTATGCAATGATTATTAATCGTGCTTGGGAAACCGTAGAACAGGCAGATGCAAACGATCAATTAAACATTAAAACTCAGGCACTAAAACTTATTACCGATGTTGAGGGAAAAAGAATTGAAATGTTGCAAAAGGCTGGCTTGCTGGAGAACAATGAATTGGCAGATCAGTTATTGGAAACAGAGCGTAAGCAAGAAGTTCTTGTAAATATTTTAAGAACGGTTACTGCAGATTGCGACCACTGTAAGTTTGAGGTAGCAAGAAGACTATCTGAAGTTACTGGTAAGGTAGAAGCAGTTCAGGTAGATTAATGGAATTTGATGATTTCTTAGAAGTTCTAAAAGAAGACGACTTCGATGAGAAGCCAGTCGATATTGAAGAATTTGTAACCAGTAAAGATTTTCTTGGACTACCACCACTATCAAATCATCAGTACACCATGATTAAAGCATCTACTCAAGTTTATAAATTAGAAACTCTTATACAATTGTATGGTGAGGAAGAGGGTACAAAAAGATATAAGCAAACTTGTACAGAAGTTATCTTCCAACTTGGTAAAGGGTCTGGAAAAGATTATGTTTCTACAATTGCTTGTTCTTATATTGTTTACTTGCTTTTATGCTTAAAGGATCCAGCAAGATATTTTGGAAAACCATCTGGAGATGCAATAGATATTATTAATATTGCTATCAACGCTGAACAGGCTAAAAAAGTTTTCTTTGGTGGTTTTCTAAAAAGAATTAAAAATTGTCCATGGTTTGCTGGCAAATACGATGACAAGGTTGCGTCTATTTCATTCCCCAAATCTATCACTGTTCACTCTGGGCACTCTCAAAGAGAATCTTGGGAGGGATATAATGTTATCATGGTCATCCTTGACGAAATTTCAGGTTTTGAATTAGAGTCTACAACAGGTCATGCATCAGCAAAGACCGCAGAATCTATCTACAAGATGTATCGTCAGTCTGTCACATCCCGCTTCCCAAGTGTGGGAAAAGTCATTCTTCTTTCATTTCCCCGATTTAAGAATGACTTTATTCAGCAAAGATATGACCAGGTTGTTGCAGAAAAAGAAATTGTAATAAGAACACATAAGTTTAAGAAAGATTTAGATTTGCCAGATGGGATAGAAGAAAATGAATTTTCTATCCAATGGGAAGAAGACCATATTACCCATTACAACACTCAAAAAGTATTTGCTTTAAAAAGACCAACATGGGAAATTAATCCAACTATTAAGATTGAAGATTTGGCACAAGCATTTTACGATGATCCAGTAGACTCCTTGTCTCGTTTTGCCTGTATGCCACCAGATGCTGTAGATGCTTTCTTTAAATCCCGTGAAAAAATTGAAGCTGCCTTTACCCAACCAAATGGTGTAGATCAGTACGGGGCATTTGAGAATCATTTTGTTCCAGATGAAGAAAAGGTTTATTTTATCCATGTCGATTTAGCCCAAAAGCATGACCATTGTGCTGTTGCACTAGCGCATGTCGATCACTGGGTTACAATGAAAATTGCGGGACAAATGAAAGATGCCGCACCAAAAGTTATTGTCGATGCAGTTAGATGGTGGACACCAACAACAGATAAAAGCGTAGATTTTGCCGAGGTGAGAGATTATATTTTACAACTTCGTTCTAGAGGTTTTAATATTAGACTTGTAACATTTGACCGATGGAATTCACACGACATGATGCAACAGATGATTGCTTATGGGATGAAGTCTGAAATTTTGTCTGTGGCAAAAAAGCATTATGATGATATGCAGTTGGTGGTAACAGAAGAAAGACTTGTGGGTCCACAAATTCAATTGCTAATTGATGAATTGTTACAATTAAGAATTATTAAAGACAAGGTAGACCACCCAAGAAAAGGTTCAAAGGATTTATCAGATGCTGTCTGTGGAGCTATATATAATGCTGTGGCGGGCACACCAAGAAACCTTGACCAAGAAGTTAAAATTTATGATTATTCATCTTATCATAGGGAAACAGAGGAAGAGTATCTTAAGAAAAATGCAAGTACCATTAAACTTCCCGAAACAAATATAATGCCAGATGATATTAAGGCTTATCTAGGAATGAATCCACCAGAAGAAGGCGGATTAAGTTTCATTGACAATTTCACAATCCTTTAGTATGATAGGATACTAAAGGGGTATTAGCTCAGTTGGTCAGAGCAGAAAACTCATAATTTTCTAGTCGCAGGTTCAAGCCCTGCATACCCCACTTGACATAAGGGATATATCATGCTATACTATCCTTATGCCCTATAAAAATAAAGAAGATTTATATAAAAAACAACAAGAGACAAGAGACAGAAATTCAGAAAAAGTTTGGGAACTTTTATCTAAATCCAAATGCGTTGATTGTGGTATTACTGATCCAAGAGTTTTGCAATACGATCATCTTCCAGGAACAGAGAAAAAATTTAGTATTTCTAGGGCTTGTTCTGGAATGACTATTTCTTGGAAAAGAATACAAGAAGAAATAGATAAGTGTGAAGTTGTGTGCGCTAATTGTCATCAAATAAGGACTTCAGAAAGAGGCAATTTTATTAGACACAGACTTTACCAGAAGAATAATTTGGGTTCGAATCCCTAATTATTCACTAGACTATAGGCACTTTCTTAGGATGGTGTAGTTACTTATGGTAAGAGTCCATAGTTGGGCTACGAAGTTCAGCCTCTATTTGTGCGGGATTTTCGTTAGGTGTCTATAGTCAATAAATGATATAATGTATATAGCGATAGCTAAATTAAAATAAAGGAATGAAGTATAATGGCACTTCCTATTAAAAATGGAAAAATTGGTACGCCTTATGGCAAGCCAGGAAAAAGATGGTCTGCTGGACACCATCAGGGTGTGGATTTTCCCTGCAAGGTTGGAACAGAAGTTTTATCTGTAGATGACGGAGTTGTGGTTGAGGCTGGTGGATCACCTTGGGGTCCAAATTTTGGCAATCATCAGGTTGTTGTTCAGTACAAGATTAAAACTGGTCGATTCCGTAGCAAAAAGGTATATGCAATTTATGCACATTGTTCTGCAACACATTGCAGAAAAGGCTCTAAGGTTAAAAAGGGTCAGGTAATTGCATACTCTGGTGCAGAAGGAAATGTAACTGGTCCACACTTGCACTTTGAAGTTCAGTTGCAAAATAATTGGACAAAGACAAACGACATTGATCCGCAACCACTTCTGGGTGCATAATGATATTAAGAAAAGTTAATGGGGTAAAAGCTGTAGCAAATATGCGTAAGCTTCAGGGAAAGAGCGGTTTTAGAGGCTGGTGCCACAAAACTTGTCAAAATGCCTGGAAACTTCCAGTAAAGTATGCATCAGCAATCGATGCATGGAACCATATTCCTAAAGAAGCAAGGCACACAGACATGAGTAATGTTCCTGTTGGTGCTCCAATTTTTTTCAACATTGGTAAATTTGGACATGTGGTCT